CAATCCCCACATATTCATTGCTGGCGTAAACGCACAAGGTAATAAACGGATATTTGTCAGCTAGTTTTTGAAATAAGTCTTTGCCCATATAGTATTAGTTTGGATATTTATACCAAGGCTCCTAAGGTAAATATTGTTTGGAGCGTCCTATGTATTCAACCCCTGTTTATCTTTATCAGCAAGTTCAGCGAATTTTATTAGTAGATACCAGCGGCGCTTATTTTGACCGGAGGTGGGACCCTGTGTATGCAAAAAAATTAACTGTCAACAAAGGTGTTGACAATGTGATCTTGTTTGAGTTTGTGAATCAAGATCAAAAACCTGTGAATATCACAGGGTCGGCGCTGAAGTTCAGACTGATCAATCTGGCTGGCAATCAACAGCTGATTGAAAAAGAAATGGTCATAATCAATGCTCAATTTGGTCGTGCCAAGGTAACACTCAGTGCTGCAGAAACCACAGAGTTTCCTGCAGAACCGTCGAGCTATGCAATTGAACGTGCCAGCGGTGACCTAGTTGAAGCAGTGTTTGTGGATGCACAGGCTCTGGCCCGTGCTGATGTGGACATTGTGGATTCTGTGCAGCCACAGTTTGTGCCCAGCGGTCTACTAAGCATTCCTACCATTTATGGTCCAGAGGTGTATATAAATCCTGTGCTGCAGGGCAACTATCCTGACTGGGCACTGAACCCGCCACCGGGCAATACCAATGCAAATCCTCAGAGATACTCGAGTTTTGTGTCAACCACAGGTGCAAGCATGACCACATTTCAGTTGGAAATGGATCACTTCACTGGCAACATCAAGGCACAGGCAGCACAAAATTATGAATCAATCTGGGCAGATGTTTCGGATATCTATCAATACTATAATCGCACCGGGACAGAACCCATCACAGTGCCGGGATATCATCCTTTGCTACGTCTAAGTCTTGACTCCTATCCAGGCACAGCACAAATTCAATTGGCCACAGCCACAGCAAATGGGGCAAATGGGGTGATCACTTCTATCACTGTGAATCAAGGTGGTTACGGGTATCTGGCACCACCTAGAGTCAACATCATTGGGCTGGGTGCAGGTGCCGTTGCTGAAGCAGTAATTACTGGCACCTCAGTATCTGCCATAAATGTTATAAACGGCGGAACAGGATATGTGACCAACCCGGCCACTAATCAAGTGGCTGCAATAAGCATCAATACCGGAGCCGTGACAAGTATACTAGTTAGATGAAATTTAAAAAAATTGTAGGGTTTGGTGATTCCTGGATGTTCGGCGATGAACTACTGGATCCAGAACTACAACGACAACATTCAGATGCACACACATGCTGGCATCAAAACAACGCCTATCGCAACAGTCATAACTTCCTGGGCCAAGTGGCACAACACTATGGTATACCCATGGAAAACTTTGGAATTGCTGGAGGCAGCATGCAAAGTTCCATGTGGACATTTTTATGGTGGTTGGATCACGAGCCCGAACCAGAACAATGCCTGATCTTGATTGGGCACACAGACTCAGATCGTCTGAGCTTTTACAATCCCAATCATGTGAGCTACGCCAACGATCCTCCCTGGAATCGATTTATACACTCAACCTGGGTGGAATACGGCAGCAGTGTGGTTCCGCAAGAATTTAGAAACATGGTCAAACAACAACTGGTGTTGACCAACTGCTCAGAACTAGCAAAACTAAATTATCAGCAAACCCTGCTGAGCTTTGATGGTATTGCTGCCAGACGCAATCTTCAAATGATGCAGTTCCAGATCATGCCTGCAGATATCAAACTGGATTTGCCCACTCAGATATGGTCAGGTTTCTCTACCACCATGTGGTTTCGTAATCATCCGGGCAATCAACAACGAGAACTGGTTATGCCTGGTGGCCATCCCAACGAAATTGGGCATAAAATGATTGCAGAAAAGTTGATTTCTACCATAGATGATGTTACAATGTAAGAATGCTCGACATTCTCGGATACTTACCTGCCAAACGAAAATCTAGTGCATCAGGGTGGATCAGCTTTAACGCTGTGTGCTGTGACCATAATGGCAACACCGCAGATCGCAGAAGTCGCGGCGGACTGAAAACATCAGAACAAGGTTGGAGCTATCACTGCTTCAACTGCAACTACACCGCTAGCTTTATCCTTGGCCGTACTGTAAGTTTCAAGGCCCGCAGGCTCTTGAGCTGGATGGGTGTGCCCGAACGTGAAATAGAAATGTTGAATCTTGAAAGCCTGCGGCACCGGAGCATACACGGCATACTGGATGATAGACAACGCACTGTGGATATTCTAGCAGATATCAAGTTTGAAGAACGCGACCTGCCGCCATTTGCTGAACTGATTAGTAGCACAGGACTGCATCGAGACTATGTGAGATCAAGATGTGTGCCAGATGATTATCCTGTAATGACACAAACAAGTCCTGAACGTGCTTGGCCCGCTCGCGAACAAGTGATCATACCATTCACACATCACAACAGCATTGTGGGGCATACTGTTAGGTTCCTGGATGATCGTAATCCGCGTTATATAAATGACATGCAGCCGGGCTATGTGTTTGGCACAGATCTACAACGGTCAGACTGGACACAAGTGATTGTGACCGAAGGCATCTTTGACGCACTCAGCATTGGCGGTGTTGCACTAATGCATAGCACCATAAATGATGCTCAAGCCCGACTGATTCGCAATCTTGGACGAGAAATCACTGTGGTTCCTGACCAGGATCTAGCAGGTATGGAACTGGTGGATCGTGCTGTGGAACTGGGATGGGCTGTGAGCATGCCTGCATGGTCCGAAGGTGTGAAAGATGTGAATGATGCTGTCAAACTATATGGTCGCCTGGGTGCATTGCTAACTATAATTGACGCTAGAGAAACCAGCCGAATCAAAATTGAATTACGAAAGAAACAACTTGTTAAAAGACTACAGCACTGATGTACAAAAACTATTCCTAGAAATGATGCTGGAGGATGCTGCCAGCTACGTTCGGGTGCAGAACATTTACAATCCAGAAAATTTTGATCGCAATCTTAGAACCGCTGCGGCGTTTATCAAGGAGCATTCAGAACAGTTCAAGACCTTGCCGGATCGAGCACAGATCGCAGCGGCCACAGGCATCAAGTTGAATGCAGTGCCAGACTTGAACGAAGGACACTATGACTGGTTCATGACTGAGTTCGAAGCATTCACACGGCGTCAGGAACTGGAACGTGCTATCTTGAAAGCAGCAGACTTGCTGGAAAAGGGCGACTATGATCCTGTGGAAAAACTGATCAAGGATGCTGTGCAGATCAGTCTGACCAAGGACATGGGCACAGATTACTTTGCAGATCCAGCAGCACGTATCAACAAGTATTTTAACTCAGGTGGACAAGTATCAACTGGTTGGCCTCAGATGGATCGACTGCTGTATGGTGGATTCAGTCGCGGAGAACTAAACATCTTTGCAGGTGGTTCGGGCTCGGGCAAGAGTCTTGTGATGATGAACATTGCACTAAACTGGTTGCAGCAGGGCATGAGTGGTGTGTACATCACACTGGAACTGAGCGAAGAACTTACCAGTTTGAGAACAGACGCCATGCTCACAAACATGAGCACCAAAGAAATACGCCGTGATATTGATTCAACAGAGCTCAAGGTCAAGATGGTGGCCAAGAAATCTGGACAATATCGTGTGAAGGGTTTGCCGGCACAGAGCAATGTGAATGATATCCGTGCTTACCTGAAGGAAGTGCAGATTCAAACCGGCATTAAAGTGGACTTTGTGATGGTGGATTATCTTGACTTGGTCATGCCAGTCAGTGCCAAAGTCAGCCCCAACGACTTGTTTGTCAAAGACAAGTATGTGAGTGAAGAATTGCGTAATTTGGCCAAAGAACTGGGCGTGTTGTTGGTAACAGCAAGTCAGTTGAACAGGTCAGCAGTAGAAGAAATGGAATTTGATCACAGCCACATTTCAGGTGGTATCAGTAAAATCAACACAGCAGACAATGTGTTTGGTATCTTTACAAGTCGCTCAATGAAAGAGCGTGGCAAGTATCAGATACAATGTATGAAATCTCGAAGCTCGACCGGCGTTGGTCAAAAAATTGATTTGGAGTACAACATTGAAACAATGCGCATTACTGATGAAGGTGGGGACGAAAACGGCCACAACAAACCACAAAGTTCGATCATGGACTCAATCAAAGCCCGCAGCCAAGTCGCGGCTGCTGACAGCAGTGGCAGTTCGCAGCCCTGGGAAAAGCCCAGACCGCGAGACGGTCATGATCCCTTGAGTGGTAAGGTCACAGCAGACGTGCAAAGCAACAAACTCAAACAGTTGCTGGGGCAGATCAAGGCCGCGTGATGATATACTTAGATTTTTTTTCTGGAAGCCACGGACATTTTTTAGAATATGTGATAAACACTTGGCTACACAAAGGTCCAAGGGTAACTAATATTTTTACCGAGTACGGCTCTTGCCATCTGATTCGTAAGGATACAGCGTACATGGCACACAGGATGGTAGAAGCTGCCCACTATACTGAGTATAATATATCGCAGAATATCCCAACCAAGCTAATTAGAATCAACATTAATCAGGATTGGGCCAACTGGATATATCAAATCAATGTCATGAGCCGAGCTGGGGACATACCTTTAGAAAAAAAAATAACACTAACCCCAGAATCAGTAAGACATAGTCCTAGCAAATTTAGAAACGAATGGTATGCTAAATTTAATTCAACTGTTGATGGATATTCTTTGCCAGATAATTGGCGCTGGCCCAACGCAGTAGTTTTTGAATTTAGCATGGAAAGTTTGTTTGATCTAGTGGAATTTTATAATGAACTGTATCGCTTGGCCAAGTTTTTAGAAATAACATTTGTGCCCGACCAAGAGCTAAGTGATTTATTTGAAGAATTTTTAACTAGAAATCAAGGATGGCAATGTTACAAGGAATGCAAACGCTTGGTGCATGCTACTATGGCAGGAAACGACATTGAATTTTTCAGCACCGAAATGTCGCAAGCATTGATCAATAGTTTGCTGTCAAACTCTGTCGGAGTATTCTATGGGGAGTTGTTCGACAATGATAATTATCCTACAACCACTTGTCAGATATGGAACATTGTGGATCAACATTTAAAAACTTTTGATCAGAGATTTTAATATGAAGAAAATCTTTTGTTTTGGTGACGGATTTGCAACCGGGCATATATGGCCAGAGTGGCCTCAAATTTTACAAACGCTTGTGCCTGAATATCAAGTGATTAATACAGCAGGAATTGGAGCAGGCACTGAATTTTTAGTTTCAGGATTTGTGGATCTATTAGATTGCATGCATGACAGCATAGTAATTTTTCAGTGGCCGGGTGCAGTTAGATTTGACAAACTAGTTCAAGATGATTCCTGGCAAAATATCATTGCCAACGATCCAACCTATTATTTTAACATCAATGTTGATTCACAAGATCGTAAATGGTGGTTGAGCAGTGCTAGCAAAGTTCAGGAGATCCAGAATTATCACAGCATCTATGTACAGCAACACCAACACAATCGTAGACAACAAGTATATCATGCACTAGTATCGCAAACAGCCAGTAATTTAAATTGTCAAATAGTCCACACAAGCACAGAGTCAGAAGACATATTTGGTCAAGATACCCGGTTTAAATCAACTCGACAAACAGAAGTTCAACCGTCCCCGATTGTGCATTTTTATTGGTTAATAGAAAAAATTATTCCTCAGATCAATGTTACTGTTGACACAAATTTACAAAAAGAATTAGAATCGCTAATCAATGAAACTCATTGGATTCCGTATGATCCGGATAGGGAATCAATATGGGCAGAAATAAATAATCGACTCAGGTCTATCTAAACCTGGTTGAAATTAAAAACCGATAAATAATATCAAAGGTCTGCAATAAAAATCATGCAAAAACGCACCCGCAGTTTGTTAGAAGAATTAGATTCCATGTATATCGAGCGTGAGCGTGATCTAGTGATTGAAAGTCGTGCATCTAATGTTATAGCCAGCGCCATTAACTTGCTGGAGCAAATTGATGCCACATACACCCCTGAGCAAGCAGAAAATCTAACTCGCAAACTGCTGAATTCTATTCGCACCCGGGATGCAGGACGTTTTGCTAGAACCGTTAGAAAAACGCCAACAAGCACATAAACTCAACAGGATCAAGATGAAAATTTTCGAAGGCGGTAATGTATTCAAAGACGCAAAAGGCCAACCACTAACACAACGTATCAATCAAGCTGACGTTGCAGCCACTATTGCCTGGGTAGAGCAAGTTACAGGTATCAAATTCCCTGAAGATCGTTGGCTGGGCAGCACAGGCCGCAAAGCCACATCTGGCGACCTGGACCTGGCGGTGGACCTTGGTGAAGCAACCAAAGAACAAGTGGCAGCAGGACTCACACAATGGGCCACCGGTCAAGGACTCGACCCACGTGAATGGGTTCGTAAATTAGGTGAAGTACATCTTAGAACGCCCATTGGCGGCGATCCTAACAAAGGATTTGTGCAAACTGACTTCATGTTCTTTCCCAACCTGGACTGGGGCACATTCTACTATGGTGGATCTGAAGGATCAGCCTACAAGGGCATGAATCGTAATGTGCTACTAAGCAGCTTGGCCAAACAAGCCGGACTCAAGGTGGGTGCAAATGGCATGATCAGTCGCACCACAAATGAGCTGGTAAAAGGCGGCCAGGATCCAGACTATGTGTCTGCGGTATTGCTGGGCGGTACGCAGGATCGAGCTGCACTAAAGAACGTAGAATCAATTTATGCCGCGCTAGCAACGGATCCTGCCCGTGACGCCAAGCTCAAAGACTTTCGTGAATATCTAGCCCGTGAAGGCCTTAAAGAACCCGAAATGCCTGTAAAAGAAAATGATGTTAACTTCTTGGCCAGACTACGGGACAGAATAGTAAATCAAGGCATGCAACAATTAATCGAAGCCAAGCCCTTGTATCAGATATACGAACAAGAGCCTGCTGCTGTGGGCGGCCAAGCCAAGGGTATTGAGCATCTGGAAGACTATGTGTTCCGTCAAGGAACCGCGGGTGTTGACCGTGCTCTGGCCATTGCTGATTCTTTCTACAAACAGCCCAAACAAGGATCAGTAAAATGGGACGGAAAACCTGCTGTGGTATTTGGTCGCAAGCCCGATACCGGAGAATTTGTGCTCACAGATGATGCAGGATTTGGCGCCGTTGGATACGATGGCCTGTTTACCAGTACCGATGCTGTGGCCGATCACATGGCACAGCGTGATGCCAATGCTGCTGCCAAAGGCAACCAGGCCACCCGAGTGCAAACACTGTTGCCAGTGTATCAGAGTATCTGGCCATATTTGGAAGCTGCTACACCAGAAAACTTCCGTGGCTATGTCAAGGGCGATCTGTTGTACAGTCCCGAAAAGCCCTGGGAAATAAATGCAGGTCTTGTGGAATTCAAACCAAACACTGTGGAATACAGAATTCCAGTTGCCAGCAAACTGGGCAAGGACATTGCAGGATCTCAAGTTG